CAATGTATCACCAGAAGCAACTTTGTAGTAGCTAGCAGAACTAGATGATACGGATCCGGAAACCTTTAACTTTTCTCCTGGAATGATGATATATGGACTGCCAATTCCATTTAATGAAGCTAGTTTCTGATAAGTAGTTCCATATTTAGCAGCTATAGCACCGAGTGTGTCGCCACTTTGAACCGTGTAATATCCAGTTGAGCTAGGAGCGGATATTTTAGCAGTCGTTGAAGCAGTTAGTAGAATCTCAACATTGCTCTTACTGATCCAGGAACTAATCCCAGCCAAGAGAACGTTGTTACCTGATACCTGCGCAACTTTATAGCTTTTACCCTTAACCCAGCTTGGAATTGATTCACCAGTCGACCATTTAGAAGCACTGAAGTTGACCTTAACCGTGTCACCAACAACGATCGAACTCTTTGGAGTGTTGTTGGCTTGTTGACCGGCTTTAACAGCTGGTGTAGAAGTGGTTGTCTTTACCGCTGTGCCTCCGGTTGAAGCCGTGGTCGTCCCTTTGTATCCGTTATCAGTAATCCCAGTTAAATCAATGTCACCATCTAATCCGCCGGCTTTATAGGTACTAGTGAATTGAAATAGATGGATATTATTAAAACTTGGAAAGTAATTATAGTTCGGACTAGTCGTTACGTTGTAGTTAGGATATTCAGCCATCCAAAGTGGGTAACTTTTAGCTAAAGAAGCTAGGTCAAGATGACTGGTTAAAAAAGCTTTGTAACCATACAAGACAGCTGTATAACCGGCTGCCTGGATTTTGTCTAAAGCATATTTAACGCTGGTCGTGTTTGGGTTGCCTGATTCAACATCCAAAGCAACAATCGAGCCTTTAGGAGTTTGAACCTTGGGCAGATAATAATTTAGCATCTCATCAGCTTGAGCGTTGCTGGAGAATTGAGAATAAATATAGGTATGTGCCCTTTTACCCTGGGCAATCGTTGAAGCTACTTGTGTAGCATAAGTCGACTGTGGACTAAAGTAGCCATCATAATAGCCGCCCAATTGGATAATGGCAAACTTGTCGGATGCTTGGCCGAACTCGGCTGTGCTTGTCTGATAGTGGCTTAAATCCACTCCTTGATCTCCTTTGGCTGCAAAGACCGGTGAAGTAATTGCAAAAGCCGATAAAGCCGAGATTGTTATTAAAATTGTATTTAACTTTTTATGTGTCAATGAAAAATTACCTCCAAAATAAAAACGCTGAATAGAAACAATCCAGCGCTGCATATAAGTTTTAAAATATTAAATTGTTTCAACCGATCACCTCCTAAAGTTTCATAAGCGTTGTTAGAATTCTAATCCAGGTAAAAGCACCGGTTGTAATTAAACCGTTATCTCTTAAAATCGCTGGCATAGCTTGTTTAAAGGTCTTTCTGGCATCAAGATAAGGATTAAAAGTATCAGGTTTTTCCAAGTGAAAAGCAATCGTATAAGTCTTTGCTTGATCATCTTTATCAAAATATAAATATCCATAAGGTAGGTCAACAATTTCTTTTTTAACCTTGCTATTGGGTTCACTTTGGCCAAGAAAAGCCGGCAAGGACAGATCACCTAAAGAAGGTGGATTAGCTAACTTTTGCCCTAATTCGTCATTATTTAGGTTTCCAGTAATTTCAGTTACTTGTTTCTTTTCTAATTGATTTAAGGCTAATAGAGTAACTTCTTTGGAATAGTTCTCTAATTCAGATCGATAATTTTTAACATTCTGTTTTTTCAATTGGTAAATTGGTTTATTTATATTATTAACTTGTTTTTTCTCTGCTTTATACATCAGTTCAAACTCCCAATTTTAGCCAACCAATCAACTAACAAAGGTGCTATAACACCAATAAATAAAAAAACACAAACAGCAGATAATCCCCAATAAAGGAATTTAAAATGCGATTCATGTTCTCCAACTTTGCTTTCTAAAGTGTCTAGGCGTTCGCTAAATTTCTGTGTTCCTTTGGTCTGTTCCTCAATCCTTACTAGTCGTTGCTGAATATCCATCAACGTCTTCGTAACGTTAATCCCGTCATTTTCTGTCATGACATATCTTTGTCCTCCTATTTATTTATCCCAATGGATATGTGATCGTGCCACCAATGCCACCGTTATGAGGCGAAACATAGTTGGCGTAGATCAAACCGCTTGTTTGAACATGTAATTCAATTCCATATGGAGTTCCCGATGAATCGTCCATACCAGCAGCCATAAAAGTAATACTTGGAGCGTATTTTGATGGTATCGTTCCAATCTGATTAGCGTTAGTTGTCTTTGAAGTGTCTAGAGCCTGCAATCTAATATAAACAACATTGTTTTTAACTCGATATTGAGTGAAACCACCAGAACCAATAACTAAACCAGTGGCGTTTGGCAAAGTTAACCAACCAGTATCGTTTAAATAACCTGTCATATTCGTTAGAGTCACACTGGTTGCGGTGGAAACAAAAGAAGCCAACGGTAATTCATAAATAAAACCACCATCATTTAAATCGTCTTGAGTTAATGACCCAGTTACAGCACTCGTATAAACTTGATTAACAGCTACTGAATATGTGGTATCACCGGCATTTCCAGTGACCGTATTGGTTTTGGTTAGATCAACAACCAAACAGATACTGCCGGATGAATTAGCCGGAACCGTAACACTTTCCAGAGCGGTTATTTCAATTAATCGGCCACCAATTACGGCCTGCCCGGTATCAATTGAAACAACCAAGCCGTCAATAGTCAGAGCAAAGTTATTGCCGCGATTAGCTAGGACACCGCTTGTATTATTTAAAATTGCACTATAAAGAGCTGCATCGTTAGCCGGACTGACAAACATTCGATCCGACTGATACATTGTTATTGCCATATATTTTTATCTCCTTTAATTAATTACTTGATGATGAAAAAAGATCCGTTTTACCGAACCTAAGATTCCCGAATTCAACTGTCATCAGATCACTGTCACTGGTTAACGAATAACCCGACAAGACTGATTTATAAAGTTTTCCATTGTAGTAAATATTGGACTGCAAGCCTAAATGTAATTTACTTAATGGAAAGAAATTATTATCAATTGGCATCGAAAATTGAATATCGTGACTGTAAGTGTTGGCCGATAATTCCGTACTAGCAATACTGTCGTTACTCGGGTTATCTGTTGCCGTTTTGTCGTAAAGATAAACGTGAACCTGTGTCGGTTGAGAAACATTGTTATTCAAAGAACTAACAACCGTGCCATCACTTTGTAGCCAATACTTGGCAATAATAGACGGGCTTTCCATGTTCGTGGAAGCTTTGTCAACGATCCAAAGTTCGTTATTGTAACCACGCAACAACCGGCTGTCCGATACCGTCCAATTGTTAAAATTATAAATATTGTTTTTAAAATTCCAACTATCCGTAACCTGGTGAATATCAAACTCCGGATAATAAAAAGGAATGCCGTTTGACATTCCTTGTTTAATATCTTTAATCCCAATTACAACGTTGTGCAGTTTAAAACCTCTGATTAGATAATCAATAAAATTGCTGGTTTCAACTCCGTCGGAAGTTGTAATCGCATAAGCCGTTGTGGTCGATGTGGTAACCGAATGACCGAAAATATTGCCGCTATTTGATGCAATATATTGAGCGATCAGCTTTTGTATATGAATCTCATAGGATTGTCCCGATCGACCCAATACCATTATTTCACCGTTTAAAGCGTTCCATATATAGTTAGCCGTCAACGTGTCTAGGCTGGTACTATCGTCCATATCAACAGCAGTTAATTGGCCATAATACAAGAGCGTATTCGTATTGGCTATTTTAATGGCAATATAATCGCCTAATTGGCTAACCCCACTGTCATATAAGACAAAGGTCGAAGAAGTATTCTGGACTGCGTCCATTGACAAGCTGTAGCTTAAGACAGGATAAATACCACGAATAGTTAAATCTGCTTTAAAAATTGTTGCTTGTAATGAAAGACTCATACTAATAGCCTTTCTTCTTTAAAAGTCATTGACACATCGGCTGTGGCATCGATGTAAAACAGCGCCGTACTATTGCCCTTTGGAATCTGAACAAAGTTGGTCTTTGTAAAATCTTGAAGTTGAGAGATATCGCTATAAGAACCATCAGGATTGTAGACTCGGGCATACTGATTATCCGGATAAGAACTGACAATCAGCTTCTGGTTAGCAGCCAATTGTAAGGTAAAGGCATCGGTTGCGACAATCTGACCATCTTGCATAATCACCCAACTCGGATTTGCACATGGTCCGATGATCGTAATCACACAAGGCGAGCCATCCTGCAAACCAAAATATTGAGAATCATTTTGCAAAAGTATGGCTTTTTCGGCTGAATTACGATTAGATTCGATATAAACGTAATAAGGATTGTAGTAATAAGCGCCTTGTGCACCACCATAAATCTTGCCGTAAGTCGCTAGTCCAGGATCGGAATCATAGCTTTTATAAACGGCTGATTTATTGTTGTACCAAGCGTTAAAGAATTCCAATACAAAAGCTTCGTTTAATCGGTCATAAGCTCCGACCGTACTTCCACCAAGCTCAGTTTTGCTCAAACTTTGCAAATTACAATCACGATACCAGCTTCCGGCATCGGTATCGTATTCCAGCGTATAAGGCTGGTAAGCCAAGAACTCGGCAAAGTCAGAAAACGATTGATATGATTGACTTTCAATATCGCCAAATTTGATATAAACCTGAAAAGGATTAGAAGCTGGATCGCTCATCTGTGAGTGAGTTTTTAAAAAACTTGTTTCATAAGCTGAATAGGTATTTTGTAGAATTAGTCCTAAAC